TCGGGTTCGACTCCCGACACCTCCACCACACATCTGAGCGACCCGCCGATGTGACGTCCTGAGCGTTCCGCCGGACATCCACCTGCACACCTACAACCAATAAGGAACACACATGTCTTACCTCGAAAGCCTCCTTGAGGCTCAGAAGAAAGACCTGCACGATGCACGGTCGTACCTCGACCGCGCCGAGCAGGAGAAGCGCGACCTCTCTGTTGAGGAGCGCACCGCGTGGGACGCGCTGAATGGCCGCATGGACGAGCGCCAGGACCACATCAACACCGTGCGCGCTGCCGAGCAGCGTGACGCGCGCATCGCCGACCAGTTCGCTTCAGCGCCGGAGTTGCGCGCCGAGGTTCGCACCGCCGCTGCGGAGTTGTCGGACGCCGACATCATTCGTCAGTTGGCAACCGGCGAGCGTCGGACCGCCACCTTTGAGCGTCGCGCGCTGTCGGGTGCAACCGCGACCAAGGGGCCGGAGACCGTACCCCAGGGGTTCTATGACGTGATCCAGGAGCAACTGGCCACGCTGTCCCCGATGCTCGACAACTCGGTTGTGACTGTTCTCAACACCACAAGTGGCGAGGACATCAAGGTGCCTGTGCAGACCGCACGGCAGAACGGCACCGCGACTGCCGAGGGCGCGACCTACGCAGAGTCCGATCCGACGTTCACCAGCATCACACTCCGGGCCCACAAATTCGGGACCCTAACGCTCGTTTCGAATGAGCTGCTTCAAGATACAGGGATCGACCTCGTTGGCTTCCTCGGACGCCAGATGGGTCTCGCGCTCGGAACGGCTATCGGCAACGTGCTCACACAGGGCACCGGCACCGTGCAGCCGAATGGTCTCGTTTTTGCGCTCGGTACGGCCCCTGCGGTCGTGGGCGGAACGGGGGTGGCAGGCGCTCCGACTGCAGACAATCTCATCACCCTGATGCACGCCGTGGACAGCGTCTACGCCGCGCAGCCGGGCGCTGGCTGGATGATGAGCCGTGCAACCCTCGGAACGGTTCGCGCACTCAAGGACAACTCCGGCGCGTACCTGTTCAACCCCTACGCCGATGCTGGCGTGGTCGGTCGTCTGCTCGCTTACCCGGTGTACGAGAACCCCTTCGTTCCCGCCATCGGTACGGCTGCAACCTCGGCAACGCTGACCGGAAAGTCAATCCTTTTCGGTGATCTCAAGAGTTATCACACACGTTTGGTTGGTGGGATTGAGATCGTCCGGTCTGACGAGGCGTACTGGACCTCCGACCAGGTTGCGTTCAAGGCGCGCGTGCGCGTCGGTGGCGACCTCGGTGGTGGACGTACCGACGCTGTGAAGTTCTTCCGCGGCGGCACCGCCTAACCAGGAACAAGCGGGAGGGGCCGGGTAACCCTCGGTCCCTCCCCCACCTACCCCCGAGGGCGTTAGGGCGCAGGACTAGCGCCCTCGGGTCTCCCTGCGAATACCTGCGAACTAAGGAACCTGCGATGGATCGTGCAGCACGTCGGCGCGCTAACCGCCGAGGGATAGACCCGGTGACAGTCCTCTGGCATAGCAATGCTCCCTGGACGAATACGGGATATTCAACTCAGACCAAGCAAGCCGTGGAGCGGTTGCAGCGTGACGGTCACCACGTCGCCATCAACTGCAATTATGGGATCTACGGCACGACCACGGACTACGACGGCATCCCCGTCTATCCCATGGGTATGGACCCGTACAGCAATGACACGGTGCAACCCAACTGGAAGATGTGGACCCAGCAGCACCCTGGTCCCGCTATCGCTATCTGTCTGTTCGACGCATGGACGATGGAAGAGAAAGCCTGGGCCGACATTCCCACGGCGGTCTGGACGATGGTGGATCACCTGCCGGTGCCGCCGAATGTCCTCGGCACGTTGCAACGTCCGAACATCACGCCAATCGCGGTCACGCGCTTTGGGCAGGAACAGATTGAGCGCGCAGGATTAGAAGCGCTCTACATCCCTATGGCTATTGAGCCATCCCTGTATTACCCAGGCGCGACCTTCAACGGCAAGACAGGCCGGGAGATGATCGGCTGGGACGACGACGTGTTCGTTGTCGGCTGCATCAACGCGAATAAGGCAGCAGGCGGCGGGACGATCCACCGCAAGGCGTGGGCCGAGAACATTCTGGCGTTCAGCATCTTTGCGCAGAACAAGCCGGACGTGCGGCTGTACCTGCACACCGAGCGCTACGGACGCCACAACGGGCTGATCCTTGACCTGCTGCTGAAGGCGTGCGGGCTGGAGGAGCACCGCCACTACAAAGTTGTGAACCAGCACGCCTACCACAACGGCATCCCGAATGAAGCCATGGGCGCGATCTACAACGGCATTGACGTGCTGTTGGCTCCCACGCTAGGTGAGGGCTTCGGGCTCACGGTCCTAGAAGCGCAACTGGCCGGGACTGTCGCCATTGTCAATAACTTCTCAGCACAGCCGGAGCTGCTTGGCGATGGCTGGCTGACCGAGGGACAACCCTTCTGGGACGGCGCGCAGTTCTCCTGGTTCAGCACTCCGAACGTTCCCAGCATCGTGGACTGCCTGGAGCAGGCATACGCGCGTGGCCGCGAACGCAGCGACAAGGCACGCACGCACGCGCTGGAGTACGACGCCGACAAGGTGTGGGACGAATACTGGCGGCCCTACCTGGCGACCGTGGCCAACCAGAAGGACATTGACCTGCCGCAGCCGTCGAGGTCGTGGACGCTCAACCCTGGGGCCACGGACCCACGGCTGACCATCTACATACCGACCTACAAGCGCGAGAGCCTGCTGACCCTGCTGGCATCCATAGCACCACAACTGACGCCGGACGTCGAGGTCATCATTTCCGACGACGACCCGAGCGGCCAGTACGCGCAGCGCATCAATGACCTGCTGGCAGATGCGCCGTGCCGAGTCGAGTACCAACACCACGGCATCAACCTCGGCGGCGACCCGAACATCTTCCGTGGCTTGGAGCAGGGCAGCGGCCCCTGGGTCTGGCTGATCGGCGATGACGACGAACTCCTGCCGGGTGCTGTCGCCAACGTCCTCGATGCCATAGACGCCAACGACGTGGACCGCATCATCCTGCTGACGCAAGAGGTGACCACATCGGCGCGTGGGCTGAAGGGTGACCTGGCAATCATCCATCAGCATGACCCTGGTCTGCTGATTGCTGCAACGCTGATCACGGCGAACGTGGTGCGGCGGGACAAGCTGGACCTGGCCAAGGGTCGGGAGCGGCTTGCCTTCCTTTACGGCCACTCGTGGGCCAACACTCCATGCGAGCGCGTCAGGGTGCTGGCTGAGTCTGCGTTCATCGTTGGCGCTGCCAACGCGGAGGACTTCATTAGCAGGGGCGAGCCGCAGCAGAACGTGGCCATGGCTCTGGCTGAATGGGCACTCCTGGTGGAGAAGGGCTACGGCCTGCCGTTCGACATGAGCAAGACGTGGAACTTCGTGCTCGCTGCGAACGCAGCCAGGACCTAATGCGCGTCGCCATCACGGGTGCTACCGGGCACCTCGGTCACGCGATGGTCGGCTACCTGTCCCGGCGCAACGTGGACGTATTCCTCGTCGGCCACAGGATCTCGGACCTGATGCGCGCTGACGTGGTGTTCCACCTGGCCGCACCTGACCACCGCGACTTGGATGCCATCGCCGCGTTTACGTCCTTCAACGAGGACCTGCGCGCCTGGTCCGATAAGTACAGCGTCCCGGTCATCAACACCGCGACCTGGTGGCAGCACGCTGGCGAGGAAGCGCAAGCGCTGGACTACACGAGGCTGAAGGAAGCGCAGCAGCAACTGTTCTCCGACCACACGACCCTGACCCTTTACAGCGTGTACGGCGAGAGCGCCCGCAGCGCTCGTGGCTTTATCCCGCAACTGATCGGCCACCTGTCTGGAGTTCACCGCGTCACAGCGGCATCCATCGAGCAGCGTGACTGGATACACATGCAGGACGTGTGCAGGGCTTTCCTAGCCGCACAGCACGCACCCGTCGGCGTCTATGACGTGGCCACATATCTGAAGTTGAGCCCGATGGCGCTGGCCATGATCTTCACGGATGACCCGATGGCCACCTGGCCAGACGAACCATCGGCGCATTGCCACTACCCGAACAGCCGACTACCCGGCTGGCGTGCCGAGATCGCCGTGACCCAATACATCGCAGAAGCATTACGACAGGAGGAAGCGTGGCAATCACCAATGGCTATTGCACGCTGAACCAGATCAAGGCGGCGCTGCGTATCACCGACGCCGTGGACGACGACATGCTGGAGATGGCCGTGGAATCGGCCAGCCGCATGATTGACAGCGAGTGTGACCGCAACTTCTACAGCACCGCGACCACCAGGGACTTCACGCCGTCGGACCGCTACACCGTGGACACCGACGACCTGACGGCCATCACTAGCGTCAAACTCGACGACCAGGGCGACCGCACGTTTCTGATTACTTTGCAGACCTCGGACTACCAGACTGAGCCGCTGAACCAGCGCGTCTCCGGCAACGCCTTCCCCATCTACCGGCTGCGCATGATCGGTGACTACCTGCTGCCGATCTGGGGCGACCAGGCCACGGTGCGCATCCAAGGCACCTACGGCTTCACACCCGTACCGCTGCCGGTTGTCCAGGCCACAGTCATCCAGTCGGGAAGGATCTTCAAGCGCTTGGACAGTCTCCTGGGCTTCGCGGGCTTCTCCGATATGGGCGTGGCGCGCGTCGGTCGGGTGGACCCTGACGTGGCTGCGCTGATCCGTCCCTTCAAGAAGTACGCAGCAGCCTGATGCCAACGATGTCGGACCTGCGCACGAGGCTTGCCACGAACCTGGCGACCATCTCGGGATTGCGCACGGCGGCCACGATCCCCGACGCCATCAACCCCCCCGTGGCCGTCATCTTCCCGAGTTCGATCACCTACGACACCGCGTTCGCGCGGGCAGGTGGCGACGAGTACGAGTTCATCGTGACGGTCATTGTGGGCCGCATGGATGAGCGCAGCGCACAAAACAAGCTTGACGGGTACTGCAACCCGACAGGGAGCACGAGCATCAAGACGGCGATTCAGAGCGACCGAACCCTTGGCGGCCAGGCGTTCGACTGCCGAGTCACCAACCTGCGCAACTACAACCAAGTCACCGTGGGTGACACCACATACCTGGCGGCGGAGTTCGTCGTCCAGGTTTACGCATAAGGAAGGCCACGCCAATGGCAAAGCAGATCATTCAGAACCCGGTTGTGATCCTGAACTCAGGCACCATCAGCGCCAACGTTGCTCAGGCCACAATCAACCTGACCGCCGATGACATCGAGGTCACGAACTTTACGAGCACCGCGCGCGAGCGCATCGGTGGACTCAAGGACGGCACGTTCTCCATGGACGTCCACCAGGACTACGCCGCGTCAGCGATTGACAGCATTGTCTTTCCGCTGGTCGGTGGGACTGCCGCGATCAAGGTCCGGCCAGGTGGCACCGCCGCAATCGGCACCGCCAATCCTGAGTACCAGTTCAACGTGCTCGTCACGGAATACAACCCGATTGACAGCGCTGTCGGCGACCTCGCCACCTTCTCGGTGTCCTGGCCGATCACCGGCACCGTCACCCGCGCAACCGCCTAGTCATAGGAGTCTCCTGCGATGATGACATTCCAGCTCGGTATTGAGTACGCCGATGGGTCGGGGGCTGACACAACAGCCTCAGTCCCCGACTTCATCGCGTTTGAGCGCAAGTACGACAGGCCAGGTGCGCAAGCGCTGATGGGCCAGGACGGACAGCCACGCATTGAGTGGTTGCTGTTTATGGCATGGCACAGCCTCAAACGCGCCAAGCCTGACCTCCCCGAGTTTGATGCCTGGTGCGAAACCGTGTCAGGTATCCGGCTTGGCAAGGAGGAAGAAGTACCCCCTTTGGAGAGCAAAGCGTCCATTGGCTCCTAGTGCATCTTTCCTACGAGTGGAAGGTGCCGCCGTCGGCGCTGCTCGATGAGTCCCCGCGAATGATCGCAACTATGCACCGCTACCTGCGATGGCGGTCCAGCGAGATGAGGAAGGCCAGCCGATAATGCTCAAGATTGAGATGGGTTCCGATATCGCGCAGTTCATCAACCGGCTGGAGAAGTTCGATCAGGACGTGTCCAAGGAACTCAAGAAGGCCATGAAGCAGGGATCCGAAAAGGTCGTTGCAGAAGCCAAGAAACTGCTCCCAGGTGATGCTCCCCTGAGCGGCTGGGGAGTGGGATGGATTGAGCGTGACCGCGAGGCAGGTCGTGACCTTCAATACAGACCAGCGAAGGCTCGCAGCAGTATCAAGGCGGCAGCGTTCCGCGCTCGACGCAGCGGTGTCACGGTTGCGTTTGGCTATCAGGCTGTGCAGAAGGATCCAGCCGCAAGCATCTTCGAGACCGCAGGCGCTCGCTACCCGCTAGGGGTTCGATCCGCCACCTTCAACCCCAGCATCCTGCGGCGATTCGGTTCCGGCCCATATCCGCGCATCATGTACCCCGCCTATTACGCAGGTATCCGCGAGGCGCGTGACGAGATTCACGCAGCACTTCAGCAGGCACGCAAGAGAGTCGGTCTGTAATGGCTAATCCTGGTGGCATCAAGGTCACGATTGTCGGTGACTACACAGACAAAGAGATCAAGAAGGCTATCCGCGATCTGGAGTCCTTGCGCAAGGATGCGGGCTCAACCTCCAAGGAAATGGGTGGCCTGGGGAAAGCCTTTGTCGGTGTCGGTGCTGCCATTGCTGCCACGTTCACCATCTCCACCCTGACTAACTTCCTGAAGGACGCAACACAAGCCGCCATCGAGGACGAGAAGTCCATGGTTTCCCTGGCTAAGGCCATGGAGAACATGGGCTTGGCTGCGCAGAACGCTGGCGTCGAGCAGTTCGTTGAGCAGCTCATGCTTGCGACCGGTGTGGCTGATGACCAACTGCGTCCCGCGATGTCTCGGTTGCTGCTGGTCACGGGTGACGTGGCCGAGTCCCAGCGCGGTCTCCAGTTGGCGATGGATATCGCAGCGGGCACGGGCCGCGACCTGGACTCTGTGACCACGGCGCTGGCTAAGGCATACGGCGGCCAGACGACGGCACTCGGTCGGCTCGGTGTCGGGCTTGACCAGGCCACGCTCAAGTCCAAGGACATGGACTTGATTACCGGCGCGTTGTCGCAGAAGTTTGAGGGTCAAGCCGCAGCCGCAGCAGACACCTACGGTGGCCGGATACAGCGCCTCAACGTGGCCGTGGGTGAGGCGCAGGAGACCATCGGCTACGCGCTGCTGAAAGCGCTTGATGATGTGACGGCACAGTTCGGTGGCAGCGACGGCTTCACGGAGACTGTCGCCGATGCAGGCAAGAAGGCCGCCACACTCGTGGCTGGTGTGGGTGCTCTGGCGACTGGTCTCGCCAATCTCGCGGCACGCTTGCAGACGCTCGGTGGTATCAAACTGCCAGCACCGCTTGAGCGTATTTTTGATGTTCTGACTGCGCCACTGCCACTGAATCAACTCAAGATAATCGTGGACGGCCTGTTCAGGATCGGCACCGAGAGCGAGAACACAGCACGCAAGCAGCAGATCCTGCAAGACGCCATGGAAGGCGTCACGAACGGCGTCCCGCGTTTTATCGCTGCCATGGGTGGTGCCGAGGCCGGAGTTAGGCGCTTTGGTCAGTCGGCTGCCGCTGCTGGCTTCGATGTCGCCGCGTTCTACGGCGTGAACCCTTCCGCGCAGCGAGCGCTGGCCGAGGCTCGCGCGAACGTGGACAGCATCGTCCAGAAATACAACGAGGCCGAGCGCGCTACGAGCGGCCTTGGCAGCGCAACCAAGAACACGACCGAAGAGCTCACTAAACTACAGGAGCAGTTTGGTAAGCCTCTTGCTGAGCGCGCTAACACTTTTCTTGGAGAGTTGAAGAACAAAGCCAAAGAAGCACGCGACGAGATGCTTTCATTTTACGAATCAATCAAGCAAAATGTGAGCAACACCTTCAGTCTCTCTAATGCCTTGACCTCTGCGAGTAACGCGGCATCCAACTACGCCTCCACGCAGAAGGCATTGGCTGATGCGACCAAGAATCTCGCGGAAGCGCAAAATGCTGAGTCCGAAGCGCGCAAACGCCACGACGAAGTAATGGCTGAGTCTGACGCCAGTGCATCGCAGCGTCAATCAGTGCAGAAGGCTCTGGCTAATGCTGTTTCCGAGACCGCCGAAGCAACACGCAATCTTACGCTCGCGCAGCAGGAAGATTCTAAGGCCGCTGATGAGCATGGCAAGACTTACATTCAGCGATTGCAGGAGCAGGCTGGCGCGGCTCAGCAGTTTCTTCAGACAATCATCACTCTTTACTCAATGGGTTTGCGCGGTGAGGCTCTAGCTCAGATTGGTCAAATGAGTGCCCAGGCAGGCATTACTGCTGGAACTGAACTCATAAACGGGGGCGAGGCCGCCATCACTGAGACCATGCGTTTGGTAGATGCAACGAATGGCGCGGCGACCAAAATCGCGGAACTCACGACGGCGGGCTTCATCGGCACTGGTGTCATTACCGCTAACAACACCGTCAAGGGCTTTGAAGATGTTATGGGCGAGAAAGGCACAGGCAAGAAAAAACTGATGCAAGTCATGGATAGGCTTGCAGCCGATTTGCAACGCGAGACAACTATTACCGTGACCACGGTGCATCGCTCGGTCTATGAGTCCGTAGGACTTCCTGGCCGTGCCATGGGTGGACCTGTCACGGCTGAGCAGGCGTATGTGGTCGGCGAGCGTGGTCCAGAGGTATTCGTCCCTGACGTGTCAGGAACCATCGTTCCGAACCACGCACTCCCCTCTCCGGCGACTGGTGGGCTGGGTGGCGGCATAACCCTGAACGTCTACGCCGGCATGGGCACAGACGGCGGTGACGTCGGTCGGCAGATCGTGGACGCGCTGCGCCAGTACGAGCGGCGTAACGGGCCGGTCCCGATCACGGTCCGATGACCAACGTCTCTGTCGTCTTTGCGTTCGATCAGGACGCTGGCGGCACCACGAACTTCTTCACCCTTGACGACCCGGTGCAGGGCGTGCTGGATAACACGACCTTCACGCTCGGCGGTCCGTTCTCCCTGGTGGACGTCACGCAGTATGTCCGTAACGTGAGCGTGAGTCGTGGCCGTTCCCGGGTGCTGGACCGGGTGCAGGCGGGTCAGGCGTCCATCACGCTGGATAACCGGCTGCGGCTGTTTGACCCGACGTATGGCACGGCATCGCCGTACTCGTCGAGCATCGTGCCGCGCAAGAACGTCTCCATAACCCTGGATTCGGAGCCGATTTTCACCGGCCTGGTGGACGACTGGAATATCGGGTTTGAGTTGTCCGGCGATTCCACCTCGGTGGCTGAGTGCGTGGACGGCTTCATTCAGTTGGGCCAGGTCACGATGGGCACGGCGGTGCGTACGTCGCAGGCGTCGGGTGCTCGGGTCGGTGCGGTGCTGACGGAGGCGTCC